GCAAAACAATCAGGAAAACCGTGTCATGGGTTAAAGTCGGCGGTAACTCAATACTTGATCAAACAGAATTGCCTATCAGTTATATTCCCATGTTCCCGATGATAGGTAACGTTTACTATGCGGACGGCAAGAAAAAGACTTTTGGACTTACGCGCCATGGTCGTAGTCCATCGCAGCTTTATAACTTTGCAGTATCAAGCGAAGCAGAATTGCTGGCATTATCGCCATTGGCGCCATTCCTTGCGGATGTGGAGGCTATTGCAGGCTACGAAAATCTATACGCGCAAGCAAATAAAAAACCGCTTGCTGTGTTGCCGTATAACTCTATCAGCGCGTCAACCGGGCAGCAATTACCCAGACCTGAACGGCAACAGTTGGTGTCGCAGTCAACCGGCTGGATAGCAGCAAAAGAAGCCGCAGCAGCAGACATCCAGGCAAGCTTAGGAATCTATGATGCGGCGATGGGTGACAGTCCAAATAATCAATCGGGCAAAGCTGTTTTATCTCTACAAAAGCAGGCAAGCCAGGGCACTTATCATTACAGCGCGAATCAGGCTTTAACAATAGCTCATTGCGGCCGTGTACTTGTCGAATGGATTCCTAAAATTTACACAGAAGCTCAAGTAATGCGTATATTGGGCGAGGATGACGAAGTATCGCACGTCCAAATCGACCCAGATCAGCAAGAAGCAAGCGTTGAAACACAAGACGAAGCCGGAGAGATTAAACGCATTTATAACTTAAGCGTTGGTCGTTATGATGTTGTTTGCGACGTTGGGCCTAACTACGCTACCAAGCGCCAGGAATCAGCCGAAGCCATCGGCGAATTAATACGCACTTACCCTGATATTATGCCTGTGGCAGGTGACTTGCTTGTGTCTGCTTTGGATATATCCGGAGCCGATAAGGTTGCAGAGCGTCTTAAAAAGATGCTGCCTCCGCAACTACAGGAAAAGGACGATAAGCCAAACCCGGAGGCCGAGCAGCTTAATGGGCAGATGGAGCAAATGGCTGGACAGATGGAAGCTATGGGCGCTCACATCAAAGACTTGGAAGACAAGACTGAAATCGATTTAAAGAAAATCGAGATAGAGTGGTTTAAAGCACAGACAGCGCGCATGGCAGAGATAGCTAAAATCGAAGCTGGAACTCAGCCTGGAATCGAGCCGTCAACAATGGAAATAGAGCGACATGTTTCAGACATGGCAGACGCTGAACATCGTAGAGAGCTTGAGATACTTAAAACTATCCATTCCATGCAGCCACAGCCAGAACCAGAACCGGAGCAGCCTATTCCTCAAGAGCAAGCGGCACCAATGGCTAATCAAGAGCAGTATGTAGAACAGCCGCAGGAAGCTATGCCCGAGGAGCCTATGGCGGAACCAGATGCAGAACAACCCGACAAGATCGACAAGCTTATAGAATACCTGAAACAACCACAAAAAGTCACCTTGCCAGATGGTCGGGTCATACAAATTAATTAGAGAGCACAAAAATGGCATATACATTACGAGATAGCTTAAGAACAACAAGAAATGATGATATTGATACAGACCTTGGCACTGGTTCTAAGCTACAGATTTACACGTCTGCTTATGGCACCAAGTTGGCTGAATTTACCTGGACTGGCAGCGCTTTCGGTGACTCAGTAACAGGCGCTATGTCGATAAATGCGCCAACAACTAATCCAGTAACCCCTCTCGCTAACGGGACGGCGGCTATTGCCAGGCATACACTTTCGGATGGCACAACAGTTGTTATTAATGATTTAACAGTCGGTACTTCTGGAGCTAATACAATTTTATCTAATCTAACTTTATCAACGACAATCCCAGTATCGTTAGATACTTACACAATAACCGAGGCATAATATGCTAACTCAAGCACAAAGAATTACATTACATACTGATGCAATAGCACAACCAAGTTTGGAATTGGCTATTACTAATGGCGATGACCAGATTATCGCTGATTTTTATAACGCAATGGTTACACCAAGCTTTATAGCGTGGAGAACATCGGTTGATAAAGATGAGTATCAAGATCAAGTGGGGCCGACAGGCACAAGCTTTTCATGGTCTGGTACTGGTGGATTTATCCAGCGATCCCCAGGCGAGTTAAGCGCGTGGCGTGAGTTGTTTGGCGTGGATAACAAGGTAAATCCGTCACAAGCAAATGTGATTACCGCATTTAATGATATTTTCTCGGGTTCCGGTGCTCAAGCACAGAATAACAGGGCTCATTTATTAGCACTTAGCAAACGATCTACAACGCTGGCAGAAAAGCTATTAGCAACCGGAACTGGCAGCGATGCAAGTCCAGCTAAAATGACGTTTGAAGGCATTGTTACTGTCCAGGAAGCCGGTCAAATACGGGCAGGTGAGTAATGGCAATCACACGCGCACAATCTCAAGTACTTTGGTCTACTGCATCAAGTATTACTTTAAGCACTAATACACAGACATCATCTGATGCAGTTGCTTTGGATGATACTTGTGTAGGTTTTTTCTTAACGTGTGCTATCGATAACGCTTCTGGAACACCAGTCTCTGGAGATACAGCAACTTTTAAAATAAGATGGTCTACAGGCGACATTCTAGGCGATAGTGGCAATGATTTTGACACGGCTGAACACGCAGAGTATGTAGTTACTTTAGATACTGTTCCGGCAAATACACCCGGTGAGGACCCAGGGAGGCGAACTATTTTTTATGGGCCAACACCTAAGAACTTTATTTTAGACGTGACTTGGAATAGTGCAGCGCCTTCGACTCGAAACGGGGTGGCTAGAGCAAGAATAGAAGAACTAAGAGCTGCCTAATGGCGATTTTTATACCTAGATGGGATCGGTGGAAAGATAAAGCTCCATTAGTTCCAGTTGAAATAAATTGGAATAGCTACTTTGCCCAAAATTTGGTTGGTGCATTAGCAGCGCACGACAGGAACGCCACAATAACAGGGACTTGCGGTGTTGTCACAGGAATGTATAACAACAGTGCTATAAATGCTATTAATTGTGACGGTGCATCGATACTGTCCGCAAAAACAATACGCAATCCTGTAGATAAAGCAACTATTATCTACGTCGGTAATGTTGATTTGGCTATCAATTCAATAGTTGGGGGTTTTGGTACAAGTTCTGGCGGCTCTCAGTTGTTCGGGATACAAACAAACCCAGCAGTCTATGAAGTGCCTTTAAGATCGGTTATCCGTACCGTTGATGCTGGGGGCATAACCACAGCTGACGTATTACTAGCAAATGCCCCGGGTATTAGTTCTGTAAATTTATGGGCATCTGTTTATGATGGCACAACAGCATTAAAAATATATAAGAACGGAAAAAATGTTACATCAGTAAATTCTAATACCGCGGCTACTGGAAACTTAAGTTTATACGATAAATTTTGTCTAGGCGGAATATTTAGGGGTACTAATTCATACGCGCAAACAGGTGTTAAAGCTTCGAATGTTTTTGGCTTTGACAAAGCGTTTACTACTGAAGAAATATCTGCTTTTTCTGAGTACCCTTTCCAATTATACAAACCAAGAGGCCAGTTTTTCTTTCTGGGTTCGGGGGCGGCTAATGAAACCGCTGATATAGCACTCACAACAGTCAACCCAACAATTGCTATCGGTGCATCACAACTACAACATACCGATGTTGCGATAACGACCACAAACCCAACTATTGCCGCCGAACTATCTCAGACATTACATGCTGATGTAGCGATAACGACAGTAAATCCAACTATTTCAGCAACCGTAAACGAAACTGTTGTGCTTGCAAGCGTAGCATTGACTACGCAAAACCCTATTATTGCCGCACGTATAACCGGGGGAGAACCTGATTTTGTATTAGGCGGCGTGCCTTTGCATAGCGAAGTTAAACGCGGCAAGAGACGCTTAGAGACAGACGAAGAATACGAGGCTGAATATAATGAAAATGTTCCGGTCGATAACCCGCTTATCAAGCTTGATCGCTCAGTAACAAAAATAAAGGAGTCGATTGATCATGCTAAAAAGCAAGCTGATAAAAAAGACGAGGATGACGTAAAAGCCATTGTCCAATTTGTAAAAGAGTACAGAAGTAATATAATAAGTACGTGGTTAAATTAATAATTAATAGGTGATGAGATGAGAAAAGTTATAGTAGTGTCGTTAATGTGTGTGTGCGCATCAGCAAGCGCGGGGATCCCAATACTGTTTAATCAGGGGAGTAGTAGTTATGAAAATGACGATTACCAGCGGCAGCAGCAAAGTTATTACAACCAGCAACAGATTCAAAACCAGCAGGAAATGATTAAATTACAACGCGAAGCAAATGAGCAGCAAGAACGGGAATATCGTGACCAAGTGGACAGGCAGTTATTACTACCAATGATCAACACATACGGGGCGGGTCATTAATATGAGCGATATTGAAGTAGTAGACAGCATACCCGAAGAAGCTGCACTGGTTGAAGATGTAAACGTTACACCCGAAGCTGATGACTTTACACCCGAAGCAGGGCCAGACATAACAGAAGAAGCTCAGGACATAGAACCGGAACCGGAGACTAAAAAGCACGACGCACAGTCACGCATAAGGCAACTCGCTAATGAAAAAGCGTTGCTCAAGCAAGAAATCGCAGAAATGCAAGACATGCTTAAGCAGAGGAAAGTTGAGCGAGAGCCTGCGCAAACTCAAACATTTGCGGATAAGCCAAAGCCCGATGATTATGTAGGCGGTGTTTTTAATCCGGACTACATTGAGGCGCTTACAGACTACAAAACCGCAATCGCTATTGATAAGCGGGAGCACGCAAAACTAGAGCAACAAAAGATCGAAGCGGTTAAAGCTAAAGAGGCGGCTTTTGTACAAACTAACCCAGGATACCAGGATGCTTTGGACGCGGTAACAACTAGCAGCCTAATAGACAGTCAATTAATATATGAGGCGATAAGTGAAGATGATAACGCACCTGCCTTGGTATTTTACCTGGGTACTAATCCAAGCGAGCTTGAACGTATCAGCAAGCTGTCACAAGCTAAAAAAGTTATGGCGCTCGGGGCTATATCTGATGCGTTGAATAATACGGCACCGGCACCGGCAAAGCCAAGGGCACAACACCCCAAGCCAATATCCCCTTTATCTGGCAACGCGCCAACGCTTAGCCTTGATGAGCGGCTTAACCAAGCTGAAAAGAATGGCGATGCTGATGAATACCGCAGGATAAGGGCGGAACAAAGACGGTCTGGTGTAAGATGAGATGCGAACATGTTATAGATTTCGAAAATAGAGAAACAGTTGAATCTAAGCCTATATCTTCGCGTGACAGACAGACAGGATTAGAAAAAATACTAAGCAAAACTTACCGGACCGATGAACTTTGGGTTAAAGATTTTCACTTGGATAAAAATATTGACAATCAGCAAAAACAGGACTATTTTAATGTAATACCGTAGTATCACGTCACGATACATGTCAGACAGTTAAAACGCCGCGTTATTTGGTGGTCGCGCTCCCGGACTGAAAATTAATTTTTTCACTTTTAGGAGCGCCACAAATGGCTAACCAATTACTCACAATCAGCAAAATCACAATGGAAGCGCTTGACGTCCTGGAAAACCAGTTGACGTTTTCGAACAACGTTTCCCGCAACTATTCATCAGAATTTAAAAACGGTGGCGGAAAGATCGGCTCCACGGTCAACGTCCGCAAGCCTGCGCGTTATGTGGTCACTACCGGCCAGGCTTTAGTCCCGCAAAACAGCACCGAGACTTACGTGCCTGTTACACTGACAAACCAAGATAACGTTGGTCTTGTTTTCTCGAGCCAAGATTTGGCGTTGAACATCAATGACTTTTCAGATCAATTTATCAAACCAGCCGCTGCCGCATTAGCCAATAAAATTGACTATAACGGCATGCAGATGGCGTATAAAAACGTCTGGAACTTTGTCGGCACACCTGGGCAGTTAAATGGTACGCCAACATCGGCTCAAGCTTTGACTGCGATTGCTCAATTAGGGCAAAAGCTGGATGAGAATGCAGCACCGATGGACGGTGACAGAACCGCAATCATAGCGCCATCAACTCGCACCGGCTTGGTTACTGCTAATGCAACGCTATTTAACCCGGCGCAAACGATCAGTGACATTTATCGTAAAGGGGCGATGGGGAAAGGTGTTCTCGGCTTTGATTTTTACAACGATCAGAACGCGCCTATCCACACATCTGGAACTCAAAACGGTACTTTTGCAATATCAGCCACAGCTCAAGGTGGTAGCAATACCGTTCAGTCTGATGCAACAACTGTATTCGCACTCGGTACGGCCGCTATTACCGGCACGCTAACCGCTGGCACAGTGTTCACCATTGCTAACGTTTATGCGGTCAATCCACAATCAAGACAATCAACCGGGCAACTGCAAAACTTTGTTGTCATGGCTGATACGCTGGCTTCTGCAACTTCCGTTAATATCCTGCCTTACCCAATTTTCAGTGGGGCTTTCCAGAATGTCACCTCAAGCACTGGCACTATCGCGGCATCTGCTACTTGCACGATCTTGTCAGGGCTAAACTCTGCACAGTATCAGCAAAATATCGCGATGCACAAGTCAGCATTTACGTTGGCGGTGGCAGATTTGCCGTTACCTATGGGTGTTCATAACGCATCACGGGCATCGAGCAAAGCGGCTGGGTTGTCTGTCAGGATAATTGGTCAATATGACGTGCAGAGTGATAATTTCTTCACACGTCTCGATTGCCTGTACGGATGGAAGGCGGTGTACCCGGAAATGGCTGTAAGGCTAACTGGTTAAGCGGTAAAGGCTAAATAAAAATGCCCTGCTATGCGGGGCATGTTTTAATAAATTTATAGGATTAAACTCATGGCAGCACCAAATATTGTTTCATCATCACCGTTAAGCTTCTCGCACATTAGATCAATCAATGTCGATGTGGGCACGGTGGCATCAACTCCAACAGTTTCAACGCTGGAACACTCAGTAACCGTAACCGGATTGGCTATTGCAGATTCTTTGCAGCCAGGCGATCAAATTATCAACGTGACCAAGCCCACTTATCAAGCGGGATTGGCAGTAACAGGCGCTAGAGTAACGGCGGCCAATACCGTTAAGATCGCGTTTATGAACCCGACTGCAGCAGGCATTACAGCCACGGCTAACGAGGTTTATGTACTGACAGTGTTTAGACCTTCGGCACCGTTTGATACAACCTTTTCCGGCTAAAGATTTACCTCACCTCACCTAGCCCGGTTCGCCGGGCATTTTTTAAGGTTTAGATATGGCATTACCCAATATCTTAGTGTCTCAGACATTAACGTCGAACCATATCTACACAATAACTTTGGTACTGTCACCGTCTGAAGTGGCGGCAAATACCGTAAGTTTCCAAGAATTTGACATTCCACGCGTTAGTGTCAGCGATGGCTTAGTTCCAAGCGATCAAGTGCTATGCGTCACTAAAGCAGCAGATCAAGCGGGTTTAGTTATCATGTATGGCAACGTTTCGGCAGATAGCAAGGTAAAGATTTGCTTTTTTAACCCGACAGCATCACCCGTTACCCCCACGGCTAACGAAGCCTACACCATTGTTATCTACAAGCCGGTCATGCCAATAACGGATGGCACGCTGTGACCCCAAATATCGTAATAACTGACCCGGTAACAACAAACAGAGTCAAAATTATTGACTTTGATTATAGCCATACTTTAGTCAGAGCACATTCGACCAGCGTACAGTTGGCTAGTGTCAACGGCGTAACTGCACAACACGACGACCGATACTCTGATATTATCTTGCGCGTTATTGCAACAAATGAGCTACCGTCAGAAATCGCGGTTATAGCAGGGCGTGTCGTAGCAGATGACACGGTGTTGTTGCAATTTCTTAATGCCACCGATTCAGACATCCAGCCAGCCACAGAAGGGTCATTTCAGATTACGGTTTATTCGCCTTACGAAGATAAGCCACCTTTTGACATCCCCTTTGTTGATGTTGTTAAGCCATCTACTCCCACAGGGCTTACGGCAACTGTTATTTCATCGACAGAAATAGACGTAAGTTGGGACGCGGCATCGGATAATGTAGGCGTGGCAGGTTATGAGTTTTTCAAGGATGGCATAAGCCAAGGCACAACAACAGACATAATCTGGCATCTTACCGGCTTAATTTCGTCAACAGAGTACAATTTTTATCTGTATGCCTATGACGATGCGCTTAACTATAGCGACGTATCAGCAACAATCCAGGCGACGACTTCTGCTTATGTTGATACTCTTAAGCCAAGCGCACCCAGTAATTTAACGGCAATTACATTTTCATCTTCGGTTATTGATTTAGCCTGGGATCCATCGTCAGATAATATCCTGGTTACCGGCTATAAGATTTATCAAGATACCGTTGCTATTGATCTTATCAGTAATTTTACAAGCTATCGAGTATCTGGGCTTTCAGAAAATACCACATACGATTTTAACGTAACGGCTCTTGATGCAGCAGTCAACGAAAGCGATCAGTCGAACACGGCTACCGCGACAACGGACGCCAATGCAACGCTACAGACTGTTACTAACAGCACGTCAATATCGATCGGGCCAGACATAGGCGCTGGCAGCCCTTATCCGTCTGAAATAACCATTTCAGGGATGTCAAACACGGTCACTAAAGTGACCTGCCAATTGATAAATTTCAGCCACGTTTTTACACGTGATGTTGAAGTTGTTTTACAAGCACCCGATACAACAAAGTATTGCATGTTAATGGGCGATGTTGGCAACCTGGGGCCGACGACAACCTGCACACTGACATTTGACATGGCGGCAACCCAGTCATTGCCAGGCACGGCGTTAGTCACTGGGACTTATCTACCGACTAACATCGAAACCGGTCCGGCTGATTCTAATCTACCATCACCTGCCCCGGTAATGCCTTACCCTACCGACCTAAACGTATTTAACGGTATTTCGCCGAATGGCGTTTGGAAGCTGTTTGTTTGGGATGACGGTGCCGGAGACGCTGGCTCAATTGCAGGCGGGTGGAGCTTATCAGTCACCAGCCCAGGCGGCGGGGAGGTTGCCGATGTGACACTGCCTAGCGCCCCGACAAATGTCACTGGGACAGCTATCGACAGCACGACTATCCGTATTGATTGGTCAGCGAGTACAGATAACATCGGCGTAGTTGGCTATAAATTGCTCGCTAATGGCGCTCAAGTTGGCACGACAACAACAGAGCTTACTTTTACACATTCTGGATTAACACAGCTTACACCCTACACACACACAGTCAGAGCTTATGATGCAGCGGGCAATAATAGCGTTGATTCAACGGCAGTCGTCACGTCTACGCCAGCAGCGCCAGCAGGAATTTATGTAGCAACGACAGGCAATGACACCACCGGCACTGGTTCACTAACACAGCCCTATAAAACCATAGCCAAGGGCTTAACAATGGTTCCTGTGGGCGGCTATGTTTACGTACGTGCTGGCACTTATGCCATAACCGCTTCCATCGTGCCAAAGTCAGGCACAGCCGGAAACCTGGTGCATTTATTCGCTTATCCAGGTGAGCGCCCGGTCATCGACGGGTCCGGGCAGCCCTCGAATAATTGGGGATTTTACGGGTCGAGCAAGTCTTATTTTCACCTTAAGGGTTTTGATGTTAAAAACTGCACTGAGGGAGGATTTCGTCTGGATGGTGCGTCAAACTATAACATCATCGAAAATTGTGACTTTTCGTATTCTGGCCGGCTAGGTACGGCCGGCACACGCGGCACAGGTGTAGTTATTTACAACTCATCTGCTAACAACCAGATTATCAACTGCGACTCACATCATAACCGCTCTACTTCGCCTGGTGATTCAGATGGATTTCAGATCAGCACAACTGGCACGGGTAATTCATTAACTGGGTGCCGGTCATGGCTTAACTCTGATGATGGCTACGATACTTTTTGCGTCCAGGACAATCTATCAGCGCAACCAGTCACACTCACAAACTGCTGGTCATGGAAAAATGGCTATGCGGCTGATGGCACTACCGGCTTAGGCAATGGTACAGGTTTTAAACTTGGAGGCCGTAGGTCAAACACGACCGGGCAATCTGGTGGTAACATCTTAAAAAGATGCTTGGCTTTCCAAAATAAAGACATCGGCATTAACGAAAATTCGGCTAATACGCCCAATTATATCTACAACTGCACAAGCAGCAATAATGTAGGCCAAAACTATTATTTCCCAGGAACGTATAATTCCGGCACAGCATCTGGCATTGTGCATGTTTTAAAGAACAATCTTTCATACTTGGGAACAACCGGCAATGTCGCGGCGTCTAATGATACCTTTAACTCATGGAATCTTGCGGTAACAGTCAATTCAAGTGACTTTGTCTCTACTGACCCAGCAACGGCTCAAGGCGCACGGCAAGCAGATGGAAGCTTACCCGCGACAACTTACTTAAATCTTGTTGTCGGAAGCGATCTTATTAATGCTGGGACGATTGTGTCAGGTGTTACGTATGCAGACACAGCACCAGATTTGGGCGCGTTTGAATACGGGTCAACGCCACCGCCACCAGTTATTTTCAATGGTCGAGTGTACTTAATCGGTGACTCAACTGTGTCTTACGAGGATAGCACAAGAGCGCCGCGGCAAGGATGGGGTAAGTCATTAACCACTAAGCTTGCAACCAAAGCGCCTGTTGTCAATCTTGCCGAGTCCGGAGCATCGGCTAAGACTTACCTTAATAATACGGTTGGCAATTGGACTGCCGCGTTAGCCGCTTTCCAGGCTGGGGATTATGTTTTTATACAGCTAGGGCACAATGACGAAAACGACAGCACATCAGGCGAGTATAAGACAAATATCACCACTATGGTTACAGCGTCAAAAGCAAAAGGCGCTGTGCCAGTGCTAGTAACATCAGTTACGCGTAGGAGCTTTAGCGGTACCACTGTGGTTGATAATCATGCTTACGTGCCAAAACTGTATGAAATCTCAACAGAACAAAGCGTTGAAGTTATCCAGCTTTATGAGACCAGTATGGCATTGGTGCAATCATATGGGGTTGAAGGGTCGAAACAGCTTTATCTTTATACTACTGCTGGTCAGTATCCCTATTATCCGAGTGGCGTTTCAGACAACACCCACTTCCAGGAATTTGGAGCTGACAAAATGTCAGATTTGATAATAGCAGAAATTAACAGGCTGGCATTGTCCGGCATAAGCGCTTAGGAACTAAAATGATAGTTACGGTTCAAGACATTATTAATGATGCACTAACTATGCTTCAGGTGTACTCGCCAGATGTTAGCTTGACGGGTAATGAAGAAGCGCAAGCCTTACGCACGCTAAACGGTCTGGTGGAATCACTAAGTAACAACAATCAGATGATTAATGTTGTCACGACCGAGGACTTTACGCTTATAGCCAGGCAGGGGACGTACACATGGGGCGCAGGTGGTGATTTTGACTCAGCCAGGCCCATAACCGTTAAGTCGATGACAGTGGCTATATCAGGCTCAGCAGGTAATATCGACATGCCTGTAAACTTAATACAGTATGATGACTGGGCGGCAATCAGGCTTAAATCTTTGCAGACCAATTACCCACAATACGCTTACATAGACGGTGCTTACCCGTTGCTTTATGTGCGGTTTTACCCGGTTCCTTCGAGTGCTATTCCGGTAACGATTTACTCTTTCAAATCGCTTGCCGAATTTACATCAATTACACATTCATTGGAATTGCCGCAAGGTTATTTCAGAATGTTGGTTGCAAATCTGGCGGTTGAATTAGCACCGAGCTATCAATTAACAGCTAGTCAAAACATTATAAGGATTGCCGAAGAAGCTAAGCGCGCACTACAGGCCACAAATTATCGTCCGCTGACTATGCAGACCGACGCGGCGTTGATGGGTAGTGGTGGAAGGTACAACGTCTTTAATGACAAGCAAGGTTCGGGAAGGTAATGGTATTTTTAGGTGAGTGTCTAATTAAAATGATATAATGTCCACTTTATAATTAATAAGGTGGATGAAATGCAAGTTTATAAAATTACGTTTGAAGATGGCACTTTTTATATTGGAGCAACAACTAAAACAGCTATAGAGAGAGTGCATGGTCATTATTTAGAAATGACATGTACAAAAGGAAGGCATAAATTAATCAGGCAAGCGTTTTATAAGCATGGGTACAATTTAAACCTTGAAGTCTTAGCCGAGTGCGATAACAAGGAATTATTGCTACTTGCTGAGATGGAAGCCATAGAAAAGCACAACGCTTTTAATGAAAATAACCCACTCGGGTTAAACATGAAACGCGGAGGTTTAGGAATCCCAAAAGAAGGGATGCCAAAACTTAAGGCTGATTGGGCGACCAGGAACAAAGAAAGGTTACAAGAAAAACAAAAAGAGTATTATCAAGCAAACAAAGAAAGGCTTATAGAAAATGCTAGAGAATATTACGAAACGAATAAAGAAGTAATCAACGAAAGGAATCGAGAATACTCAAAAGTGCATAAGGAAGAAATAGCGGCTTACAGGGCTCAATACCAAAAAGACAACAAAGAAGCGGTAAACGCAAATAACAGACGTTACAAAGAGCGGTTAAAAATGACCATTACACCAGAAGAAAAAGAAAGGCGACTAGCATTGAGACGAGCTAATAGAAATGCCAGGACACAAGAAGAAAAAGAACGCGAATTGGCAAACAGACGCGCTAATAGAAAGGTAGGCAGATGACCACCCAAATTAGCATTTTTGGCTCAGCTAACCAATCAAAGTCTAGCGTTATTACGGCGCAAAATCGTGTCAATGTTTACTTCGAGCCTAGTGATTTTCCGGATCGCGCACCAGTAGCCGCTTATGGCACGCCAGGCGCTACGCTTTATCAAACGCCATCGACTTATCCATCGCGCGGGCTGTATTACATGCAGTCAAAAGACATCCTGATTAGCGTAAATTTCAACAAAATATACGCAATAGACTCGAGCAATGCTGTAACGTTGGTTGGGACGCTTTCGCAAGCTAATGACTATGCCGGAACGGTGTCGATGACGGATAACGGCAGCCAGGTCTTAATCATTACAGACCTTGGTGGCTATATTGTCGCGGTATCAGGCGCGCCATTATCGTTATCGTATGTCATCACCAATATAACCGCACAATTGCCCTCTGAGTTATGCAATAGCTGTTGCTTTCTCGACGGATATTTTATTGTTAATGCTATCGGTACACAGCAGTTTTTTATCTCTTATTTGTATGATGGCCTCAATTGGGCAGCGCTTGATTTTGCCAGCGCTGAAAGCTCGCCAGATACGTTGGGGGCGGTATTCGCGAGTGAAGGTTATTTGTATTTACTAGGTACTTTAACTACTGAGTTATGGACAAATTCAGGTGACCCGTTATTCCCCCTTACGCGCTTGCAGGGTTCTGCAATCAATTATGGGATTGCTGCAAATGCCTCACTGGCAAAAATGGATAGGGCCGTTGTTGGGTTATTTCAGGACCGAATGGGGCAGTTATCGATAGGTGCTATCCAGGGCGGCAATTACACAAACTTATCAACACCCGATATTGACTATCTGATTAATAAGTACGCAAGCCCAAGCTTGGCAATCGGGTTCATTTATTCGCTCAATGGTCGGTATTTTTATCAGATTACATTCCCGACAAACGACAAAACATGGCTCTATGATTTTAAGTCTGGAGCGTGGTCGTCTTTGCAATCTGACGGGCTGGAAGGCAGCCGCATTGCTTATTGTGCAACCATGGGCCGGAAGGTCATTGTGTCTGATTACTATAATGGCAATTTGTATCAGTTGTCAGCGGATTTTTTTACCGAAAATGACGTACCGATTGCCCGTGAAATTATTTTTAACCACGTCTTTAACACTAGCCAGAACTTTACGATTGTGTCACGTGTACGCGCGTGGATGGAAACCGGACAGGGCTTGGTGTCACCGACAGCGCAAGGCCACAACCCGACGATATACCTGCAAGTCAGCAGGGATGCAGGTCACACGTGGGGAGGCTGGATGCAGACCACCATCGGGAAACTGGGCGAATACAAAAGCCGTGCAGAATGGCGCAGGCTTGGGATCTCAAGAGACTGGGTGTTTAAATTGAGGATGACAGACCCGGTAAAGTTTTGCTTAACAGACATGACCTTAGTTGCTTATGAGGCAAGTTTAAGATGAAGCTACCAATAGCGCCATTAAACAGCCAGATGTTATCAGATGGCATTAGTCTAAGCCTTATTTGGCGAACATGGTTTAGCCAGTTGATGGAGTTTTTAGCGAGCTTAATGATGTTACAACAAACTGTTGTAACGTCAACATATGCCCTGACGGCGCTGGATGCTGGGAAACAAATTTATCATGCCGACGCTGGCGCTGTAACAGTGACAATACCGGCTAACGGGTCGATTAGCTACCCGATAGGCACACAGCTATTTTTTATCAATAACTCAGGTGCTGGCATCATGAGTATAGCAATAACATCAGACACTTTGTTGTTTAGCCCGAGTGGCGGCACAGGTACGCGGTCGCTGGCAGCGTCTGGTTTTGCGACAGCAACTAAAATTACGTCAACACGCTGGATAATATTTGGGACGGGGCTAACATGACACAAGACAACATGCTCGAGGTTATGTACAAAGGCAAGCTTGCTGAGCTTGGTAAAGCTATTTTATCAATGCCACAGGTGGACATGGAATTGAGCCACTTATTTCTTGAAAACGCTTATTGTAGAAAGCTCATTATGCCTGCTAATAGCGTAATCATGGGATGTGTCCACAAGTCTGAACATATAACCGTATGTTGTTACGGCGTGTCGGATGTGGTCGATAACAAAGGCAATAAAGAGCGGATTACAGCAGGAATGGCATGGATAACGCCGATAGGTATGGAAAGGGCGGTGCACGTCATAGAGGAGTCGTGCTGGGTAACGTTTCACGTTGGCAAATTTGAAAGCGTTGCAGATGCAGAACAAAAGCTGGTTGATATACCAGATTATTTTAACGATTATTATGGAATAGAAGGCAAGGTATGAACATCATCTACAGGTCACGGGTTGATGCAGATTGCCCGGTAATAAATGCCATCAATATCTTTGGCGCTACAGGTGCGGCGGTGGCAGCGGCGGCGGCATCAGCGGCGATTAGCGCAGGGGTTAATGCGGCATCAGCATCCAGCGCAAAGAAAGCTAATAAATCAGCGCTGGATACACAATCGGCGCAAAACGACGAAAACAAAAAGATTAGCGCAGAAACTCGTGATAAAAATTTAGAATTGTTCGATACCGCACAGAAAGGCGCAAGCGGTTATGTACAGCGTGCGACTGATTACGCGACCGGCACACAAGACCGCTATGCAGGCCAAGGCGGTGCGGCTTTTGATAAGCTATCCAGGATGATGGGCGTTAGCGGCTATGGGAGCCAGGCGGATGCTGATGCGGCTAATGTAGTTAATGACGCTGAATATCAGAAACAAATGGAGGCTTATAATCAAAAAAAGGCCGCTCAGTTAGCCGATTACAAAGCCAAAATGAAGGTTTATGAGGACCAGCAATACAAACGGCAGGAAGTCGAAAACTGGTACAACTCTGTCGGCGGACAAAAAACAGGCATGAGTCTTGAACATGTCATGCAGGCGGCAGGCGTTGGCGAGGCAGGCGATATGCCAGCCTGGCAGGATGTCGGGGCAGCGCCAGAAGCCGGGCAAAGAGCAACGTATGACCCCAATTATAATAGCCTGAATCAACAATACGGGTTAGAGCAATACCAGAATGACCCGACATATACCCCACTGGTGTCAAACAATTTGACGCGCGAACAGTACGGGCAAATGACAGGCGTTCCCAAGCTGTCAAGCAACGAGCTTACGCGCGAGCAGTACTCACAAATGCCAGGCTCCACACAGTTCACCAACAATAAGTTTACGACTGCCGATTACGCTAAGCTAAAAGATATGCCGCAAATGGTCAGCAATACGCTAGACCAGGCTGAATATCAACAAGACCCAGGCTACACGCCAATGGTCAATACGCTGGAAGAACTCGAGGCAACGCCTGGGTATAAAGTCCAGCTTGAGCAGGGAATGAAAGGCTTGCAAGCATCACAAGCGGCACGTGGAGGGTTATTGTCAGGCCGTGCAGCTAAAGAGATGAATAATTACGCACAAGGCCAAGCATCGACAGGTTTTCAATCGGCGTGGGAACGTGGGCAGAAGGCTTATGCCGACGCATTTGCTCGCAAAAACCAACGTTTTGAGCAGGGGCAGCAAGGGTTTAGGGACGCATACGGCAGGAATACGCTTGAATATAATCAGGGCGAGGACGCTTATAACAACGAATACAACCGAACTCAGCAACGCTTTCAGCAGGGACAACAGGGTTATGCTGATGAGTACGGACGACAAACTCAACGCTACTCGCAAGGGCAGGATGCTTACAACAACTCTTACAATCGATACAAAGGCGATCAAGATACCAAATATAACCGGCTTTACCAGATGTCAGGAATTGGGCAAAATTCCGCTACCACCCAGGGCGGTTATGGGATGCAAGGCGGCGCATTACAGGCGCAAAATGAGTGGCTTAATTCCATATCCACCTGTGGCATTGATAAGATAGCTTTACCAAGCTCAGCAAGCTTGCCTTTGTGCATTGTCTCCAGCATGTTGTCTTGTGTCATGTTAGCCCCGTCCCAAATATTATCCAGCGTGTTGACGTGATTTTAGTTGCTGTAGCAAAACCGGATGCTGCCAGTGACCGCGTACCTGTGCCGCCACTTGGGCTAAACAACAAAGTATCTGATGTTATTGCTATACTCATGACGCCAGCACCTGAGTTATTGATAAAAAATAGCTGTGTGCCTATCGGGTAGCTAATCGACCCGTTAGCCGGTATTGTCACTGTTACAGCGCCAGCTGCGGCATGATAAATTTGTTTCCCCGCATCCAGCGCCGTCAGGGCATATGTTGACGTTACAATAGTTTGTTGTAAAACCATTAAGCTCGCTAAAAACTCCATCAACTGACTAAACCATGTGCGCCAAATAAGGCTTAGACTAATGCCATCGGATAACATCTGGCTGTTTAATGGCGCTATTGGTAGCTTCATCTTACGCTTGCCTCATAAGCTACCAAGGTCATATCTGTTAAGCAAAACTTTACCGGGTCTGTCATCCTCAATTTAAACACCCAGTCTCTGGCAACCCCAAGCCTGCGCCATTCTGCACGGCTTTTGTACTCTCCAAGTTTGCCGATAGTGGTCTGCATCCATCCTCCCCACGTATGGCCCGCATCTCTGCTGACTTGCAGGTATATCGTCGGGTTATGCCCTTGCGCTGTCGGTGATACTAAGCCCTGGCCTGTTTCCATCCACGCGCGTACCCGTGACACAATCGTAAAGTTCTGGCTAGTATTAAAAACATGGTTAAAAATAATTTCACGGGCAATAGGCACGTCATTTTCGGTAAAAACATCAGCTGATAGCTGGTACAAATTGCCGTTGTAGTAGTCAGATACGATGACCTTACGGCCCATGGTTGCACAATAAGCAATGCGACTGCCTTCCAGCCCGTCAGATTGCAAAGACGACCAGGCTCCAGACTTAAAATCATAAAGCCATGTTTTGTCGTTTGTCGGGAACGTAATCTGATAAAAATACCTGCCGTTCAGCGAATAAATAAACCCTATTGCTAAGCTTGGACTTGCATATTTATTAATCAGATAGTCAATATCGGGTGTCGATAAGTTTGTGTAATTGCCGCCCTGTATGGCCCCGATCGACAACTGCCCCATTCGGTCCTGAAATAACCCTACAACGGCCCTGTCCATTTTTGCCAGTGAGGCATTTGCAGCGATGCCGTAATTGATCGCTGAACCCTGCAAGCGCGTAAGTGGGAATAACGGGTCGCCTGAATTTGTCCATAACTCAGTAGTTAAGGTGCCCAATAAATACAAATACCCTTCACTTGCGAATACAGCACCCAAAGTATCGGGGGAGCTTTCAGCGCTGGCAAAATCAAGCGCTGCCCAATTGAGGCCATCATACAAATAAGAGATAAAAAACTGCTGTGTACCGATGGCATTAACAATAAAATAGCCGTCAAGAAAGCAACA